TACGGGTTTCTACTTGGCTTCCCATGGTGGCTCCTACTTAGGGTTTGTTAAACATGTATGTATTATAAGGCATTTAGTTGCGATTGTCAACAACTAAATGCCTTGTTGTTTTTATGCAACAGCTTGCTCTTGTGCTGGCATAACTTGTGCAATGAACTCGCTAGCAAGGATTGCTTCTTTAGTCATTGGGGCAGGCAGTTCTACGAACTTGACATCGGTACAGCCTGCACGAACGAGCGTTTGGGTACGGCGCTTGTCATTGGTGTAGCGAAGCGCACCACGACCCTTTTTATCAACGGCATAGCCCACAAACGTAAAAGTCTCACCAGCAATAACTGATTCAACTGCGGCTTCAACTGCTTTGGCGGTAACTTTAGACATAAATTTTCCTTTGAGTGTGTGTTAAGTGTTTATTGCAGAACCGTTCCGCAATGTTTAGATTATACTATTGATCCAGATCCTTGTCAACCTGTTTTTGATGCTTTTCGCGTCTTTTGTAGATCTTTTTGCTTTCCTCTACTTTGCCCTTGAAAGGGCTGTCAGCATGGTACAGCTCAATAGCTCTACGCTTAGTACGCTCTAGCTTCAAAGTGATTGTAGTCCGTTTCATAGTGTTACTATTATATGGCGGTTTGAGCCAGAAGTCAACCTGTTTTTGGCTATTTTTACCAAAAAATTCATGAAAAAAGTGTGGTATTTTTGCAACAAAAAGGTAATACTTAGGTTTAACCTTTTCCCTGCGCTTTTCTACTCAATCCGTTCAGCCAAAGAATAATGTCATCATTTACTAAACGGATTTCCATTGCGTCTTGCTCACCAAAGATACGAAAGTATCCAGCACCGTGATAGTAAGGCCAATCCAAGTGTTGCTCAAGACCTATTAGGTGTCCGGGATTTGGACTCCATCCCGGAGGACATTGATATGACCAGTAGCGAAAGTGGGGCTTCATTAATTCCCAACCAAATGTGGTCAAACGTAAGCCCTTGTGCCGACCAGGTTGGTAGTTTTTAAAAACAGTGTACTCTGTTATCTTAGTGTTTTCCCAAATGTGAGGAATTGGGTACTGAGCCAAGTACTCAGTTATCTTTGTAGGAAGTTCCTTGCTCATTGATTTTACGGCCTTGCTTCAATTCAACAACAGAGAAGTCGTTTACCTTGAATAGCTTGTTTAACTTGTCAGCCAAGTTAAATGCATGTCCTGGATTAGAGAAAGATACCTTTTTATATTTTGGTCCTGGATAGCTGATTAAGCTATTCAGGGTGCGAAGATTAATGGGTTTGTCTTTGTAAAAAACAGCGTATATTGCATCAGCCGCAAGTACTTCTTCGCTCTTATAAGTTCTTGGGTTTGTATACGTTAATAGGATGTTGGGCTTTGGTCTACTCATACTTTTATTTATCAAAAGTAGGTAGTTAATGAGCCAACTACACCGTAGTTTTTGGTGCTAAAATAGATAGTTTGTCGCCGTGTATAATAATACAGCTCATTTCAGGATTTTTAGTTGGAGTTCCAACTGCGGTAAAGGTACGAGTTTTAGAGTTGGCCCAAAGTGTGAATACAACAACACCATCAATAGAACCAACCATAACAACATCTTCTCCGGCGGCTTTGAGCTCAGTAGCTAAGTCTGTGGTTTTCCCGCAAGTCCATTGCGAGTCTAGCTTAAAGACTTCGGCATTGGCGGGCCATGCAAAAAATGCAATGGCAAATGCTAGTAAGGAAACAATCCCTACTTTAGTTATAAGTGGCCGCCAGCCATTCTGTATGTTGTTGAGCATTATCTGAGGACTTTTGTAAATTGTACTTACCACAGAACTTCATAAAGTGAGGTCCTACGCTTGGATTACGTTCTTTTTGTACAGCCTCAGCAATAGTAGCGTCTAGCTCAGCTTTAATATGATCTGGTTGTGCAGTTAGATCAATGATAGCACGATTGCGTTCATAATCATCACGTACCAAGTGTTCAACACCTTCGTGGTCGGTCCAACGCTGAAGCATGAGATTGTTCCACATGAAGCCTTTGTTGTTGCGATCAGCAAATGCTTCTTGCAAGCCCACTTTGTTTTTAGTACCTTTTGTACGCACACCTGGATATGCTGAGAACACGTTGTCAGAAGTATCACCACGCATGCACTTTTCAAACAGCAACCATTCGGGTTCGGGTGCTGGCTTTACTTCTTTTGTTTTCTTATCTTTTACTGGCTTACCCTTTTCATCAAAGTAGCCTTCGTGTGTAGTAAGCACTCCAGTGATGCCATTGAACAATTGAACGTTTGGAGCAATTAGCTGTTCAAAATCTGTGTCACTTGAAACGATAATATGGTTATCGTCTTTGTGCAATTGAATCCAACGTGCAATAAAGTCGTCAGCTTCGCACACAGGATTCTTAAGAACAGTTACGTTAGTCTTGGTGCTAATGTATTCGTAGAACTTGTCGAAGCTTTCCCAAAACAGTTTTTCTTCTTCTGCTTCTTTAGGAGTTTGTTTAGCACGGCCTTCGGCACGATTGGCCTTGTAAGGCTTGTATACGTCCTTGCGCCAGCTTCGGCCCTCGAAACAGAATACAACATGCTTACCCTGACGATCGCGCCATTGACGCAGGACTGAAGCGAGAATAATATGGTAGCTCATTGCAACACGCTCTTCAGGATCACCAGAACGGATCACATGACGGGCACGGAAGAATAAGTTTGCGGCATCAACGATTAAGTAGCTCATGTGACTATTGTAGCAGGTTAACGAAGCTTTGTCAATGGAATTTTTACAAATCTTACCAATGGAATCGATTCATGTCTTCTTGGCAGAGCAGTTGCTGATTCTGGAATTTCTACTCGAATAGGATCACCTGGATAGATGGTACCAGAATGCAAAACACATGCCTGTAATCCAACCTCGTTCATGTTAAATCTTTGTTTATGATGTATGTTTTCTACACCAATGGCGTTTATAAACTTAAAACAAAAACTACGTCTAGCAACCACTTGTAATTTGGCCGTTTTGCCAATGTACAATATTGTACCTTTTGGTAAATTGTCAAGATCAATGCCGCTTGTCAAAATGTTTTCGCCTAGCTGTCCCGAAACAATCGAAGTGCCAAATGCTTTAGAATGCTTGTCTAATACTTCAATAGAAATTAACACTACCTCATGCTCGCGAGTAGAGGTGAGTTCAAATACAAAATGTTTGTCGCCTACTACCCCACCAGGCACTACTTCTATGTTATCTTGTAGAGTCTTTGTAATATCAAACTCTTTGAGTTGTTCTCGATCTATGCCATGTTTCTCTTGCATTAGAGCGGTGTCGACTTCTACGGTCCTAGCAATGTAAACATATAGTTCATCGTCGGACATTTTTCTTGGCTTTAACGAAACCGAAACAACATTTCCATTCATGGTCAATCCTTGGTGACCAATGTCCTGCTTGCAACACCATGCGGACGTTGAATGTATCCAAGGCTAACATGACTCATTGGTTTATATACAATACTTATAGGATCATTGGGACGAATAATGCCCTCACATATCACTTGACCAATTACTCCAATACGATCTATTGGTCGTCCCATTGCATGTTTTTTCCAATAGAAAAATTCTTCAACCGTTGGAAATAAAACATTTGCAAACTTATAACAGTACGTTCTAAGATGAGTTATTTTAATTTGTGCAGTATCGCCAAATTGTAATATGGTACCTTGTGACAAGCCTTCTAGTCGCTCAATGCCTTCGGTTTGGATGTTCTCTCCGAACTGGCCTGCTACTATATTTTTATTGTAAAATTGGTTCAGTTCGCGGTATCGCTCTTTGCTTAACAAACTAACTTGATTATATACTGACACATTGTAAAGGTTACCGTCGTCGTATTTTCGTATAACATCTGGTTCAAAGTGTCGATCACCAACTACTCCACCTGGCTTGACTGTAATTGATTCTTGTGGAAGTTTTTGAATAGAAGTTTTTCGTAGCTCTGTGAATGCACTACGCAACTCATCATCTGGTGCCGATAGTTGCAGGCACCGCTTGTGCATTGCAACTTCTAATTTGTTTTGGGCAGTACGCTCTTCTAATCGTAGCTTGGTGCCGGTCGCAATATTAACCGACCCAACTTTCATTGATTGCGAGTACGATTGTTTGTTTGCATACGACCAGCGTCTGCTACAAACGATGATGCGGCATCACTGTCCATGCTTACGTTACGGCACATGTCAGTGAACCATTGATCTACGATCTCTTCGGCCGTAGCACCTTGATAACCGCCACGTTGTAAGAACACTACAAACGCAGGATTCCATTCAAGTTCAAAGTATCCTTGTTTAGGATTATCAGGTGCAAGGTGAGCCTGTACTACATTGACCCAAGGTTCGGGACTGTTACGCATTGACTTTGCAGTCTGCTTCTTCTTGAAAATCTTTTTAATAAATTCAAACATTTCAAATATCCCGTCCAAATACATCTTCTTCCCTCTTAGGAATTTCGGCTAGTACCTTTTCCCGCCATGCAGTTGATTCAATGTACCAATTACTGCGCTCGTCGGCAGTACGAAAGCAGCCAATGCAAGTGCCAGCTTCGTTTGATACACAGATACCAACACATGGGTTTGTTAAATTTGCGTGATCATCATTCATTCTTAAATGCCTTAAAAAGCATAGGGATTTGTTTTTCTCTATGCTGTGGTAATTCTGGTACGAGTTTGATATGCTTATCAACTTCGATATTGTAT